ATGTGGTGGAGCGCTCCACCGGCGTTTCCCGCGGCGAACGCACCGGCCACGATGGAGCCTGCCAGTACGCCGAGCAGCTTGAGCGCAACGCTGACTTCTTCAGCGCGGCCAAAGCAACTTCGCGCCGATTCGGTCTCCGCATGCTGCGCTGGACTCTCGGCTTTGCCGGGATGATGGTTCTGTTCGCCTACTACGGTGCGCAGCCATGATCGGCGTGCCAATGCCCGATCCGCGCGACTCGATCATCGACAACCTGAACCAGCAGATGGAGGCCTTCTTCGGCGCGGGCAAATCGGTTCAGGTCATCCCGAACGGCGTGGGGGTGGATGGGCCTTTCAACGGCACCACCGCTCATCACGAACGCCTCCGCAAAGAACGCGACAAGCTGGCGCCGGCCGTGCGCGCCGAAGCCGCCAAGGGCGTAGTAGTCAGCGTAGCGGCAAAGAACCTGGGCATGCACATCAAGCGCGTGACGCTGATCGCCCAGGAGAACGGCTTCAAGTTCGCCGACACCCCATGAAGCGCATCAGCAACCAGGTGCGACAGCGCCGTCGGCAGGCATGGCTTGATTTGCCAGCACATGAAATCGAAGAGGTAGGCCATGGCCGAGGAAGAGCTGACGGCGGAAGCCAAGAAGCAGCGCCGCAAGCGCGAGAAGGCGAACGAGCAGAACGCTGCGTTGGGCGTCGAGAAATTTACGGTTGAGGTGGCCGGCGTCTTCAAGACCGACCTCAAGCGGCTGATGAAGCAGCATGGCTTCAACAACCAGCAGGAAGTGTTCCAGAACCTGCTGCGCAACGTGATCGCCGCCGACTTTGAAACGGCAGCGCAGATGCTTAAGTGTGTCACGACACCTTTTGTAGTTACTGAAAAGGTGTCGCAGATCATCAGGGCAGCAGGCATGAAGTCACTCGAAGACGAACCACCAGAGCCTGACGACGAAATCGAAAAGCCCTCCTGATTCACGCCAACCTATGCGCCGGTGACCAATTTACACTTTTGGCTGCCAGCTAGGAGCGCCGGACGAAATAAGCTCTTCCTCACACTTCGCCCAGTATTCAAGAAGACTTTTCTTCGCCTCATCTTTGGTGGCAAACGGGCCGGTTGGCAGAGTGACCTTTCTGACTTGGTCGTCAACCTGAACTGAAAATCCGGCGTCGTTCAAGTCCTGAACAACTCTTCCTTTCGTTCTGCGACCCGTGTTAGTGAACCCTTCGGCAGTTAGCTCAAGCACGACTTCGGCAATTTTAACCATTTGCTTTCTCCCTGATCCGGCTCCATGCCGGTCACCCGTAATACCCCATATCAACGAATCACGCCAGCCGGCGAGGATCACTTATGAATACGTATCGACACACTTTCGCAGCGGTGTGCCCGTCTGACGGCGAAACCATTGTTTATCGGCTTGAGTTGAAATCCTTGTCGATGATCCAGGTCGAGCATATCCGGGCAGCCACCGCGCTGATTAAACGAGGCTGGCATGAACAGATCGCCGATCGGCTGTCGGAATCTTTGGGTGGCGATCAAACCATTATCGCTACGCACCAGGGCGTCGAGATCGAAACAGTGAGACTTAGCGGATGATCCATTACCACGGCACGCCTGTCGGCGGTAAGCGAGAGGATGCAGCAAAGTTCCTGGCAGGCCGGCATGCGCTGGTGCCGTTCCCACGCAAGGACGATCTCGGGATTGTCGCCGATGTGTGCAAGTCGTTTGTATTCGATAACGGTGCCTTCACGGTGTGGAAGAAAGGCGGCCAGGTGGATGTGGACGGCTATACACGCTGGGTCGAAGACTGGCACCGCCATCCTGGATTCACTTGGGCGCTCATTCCGGACGTCATCGACGGTGATGAAGAGGCAAACGACGACCTTGTTCGGCAGTGGCCAGAAGAGCTTCGCGGGGTGCCTGTTTGGCACTTACACGAATCGCTTGAGCGGTTGCAGCGGCTGGCAAGGTGTTGGCGTACGGTTGCCCTGGGCAGTTCTGGCCAATGGGCTTCACCGGGCACTGGAGCATGGTGGAAGCGGATGGGCGTCGCGATGGACGCTGTCTGTGACGACCAGGGCCGCCCGATGTGCAGGCTGCACGGGTTGCGGATGCTCGACCCTGCCATCTTCCAGCACCTTCCCTTCGCTTCAGCCGACTCCACGAACGCTGCGGTAAATGGCGGAAGCATCAGCCGATTCGGCATGTACGCCCCGCCCACTGCTGGCCAGCGCGCAAATGTGATCGCCGAGCGGATTGAGGCGCATAATAGCTCACCTACCTGGCAAGGAGATCGCCAAATTGAAATGAGCTTATTCTAAAACGCAACTACTTAAAGAGGTATGCCGCGCTTCACCGCAAACTTCATTGCGGGACTGAGCAAAATATCATCAATCGCTTTTATATTGCACTTGAGAAAGTCAGCCGATATTTTGCTAAACTTCAAGTACTCACTTTTAGCCTCATGAATGCTATCCAAAACAAATGACTTGCCATCAAACTCAGCCAAAAAATACCTGTTTAACTTACTTCCATTAGCCAACAGCAAATCAAAAACCACTGATCCTCTAATAGATTGACGATCCAACTCTTCCGATATCTCATCCAAGCACTCGAAAGGATTATGAAAATTTGCCGCCAATACAAAAGCTGACACTCCCAATCCATCGGGAACTTGAGTCCTTACCAAATAGTCAGATTTCATTTTGCCAACCTCTTGCAAGAAGCTTCAATGAGCTCAAAGACGGCATTCACAATGTCCTTCGCACTGACAAAGTCCAGTATGCGACTAGTCGTGCTAGGAGCATCCATATGGAAAGACCTGTGGCGCTGCGCACCGTAGTACGCGTAGCAACTGTTGATAACCTCAGTCAGTTTTTCACCAACATGAGCCGCCTGATCAGGACCCAATTTGCCATCTCTGAAATAGTCACTAAAGGTTGACCGTGGAGCCGGTTGAAAATTCCCTAAAATCAAGAGATCCTTGATGAATCCCTCTAAACCGCGAAGCGCAGGAAACGCCACGCAAGAATAATCCTCAACAGGTAAATCAATTTTGGTTAAAGTAAAAGCAGAGCTTAATTGAATTCGTACTGCATCACTTATACCCTCATGCGCAACAGGTATAACTGCTTGCAATCCATCTTTAACCTGCTCAACCGTCAGATCAACACTAAATATTTTCGCCTGACTTTTAATTACATCCTCAAGCGAAAGCACAGAACCCAAATAATCCGTAATCAAAGATGCAAGGTTTCGATACTTACCCTGAAACTGAACCGTCCCGATATTGTAATGTTTTATTACAAGACTATCACCAAGACTCCCGATGACACGGTACATTTTGCACGTTGTACCACCATCCACCTCGCTTACTTCCGCACCCGCCTCAGACAGAAAACCTAAGATATTTTCTACATGTTCAGCCGGAAAATTAGGAAGAGAAACATTTAAGTTTGCAGGTGTGGGGGTAACGCATTCAGCAAGAATTTTGTCTGCGTAAAAAGCGAATGTATCAGGACAATGGCCTGCAGCCTTGCCGAGTGAAAACACTCCGCCTGATACTGGAAAAATCTTCATGAGAAACACATTATCTTTTACATGAAAGCGAAGATGATGCTCTTTTTCATTCTTTTTTTCGACAACGGCATTGGTCCCTCCATGCCGCTCGATACACGGAGCAATACTTTCAAAGTTAAGATTTAGATCTTTGTATTTCTTAGCTTCAGACTTACTCATTTATAAAATATCCATCCATAGGAAAGCGGATGCTACTCGATCCTGATGATGGCGAAAAGCCTCTGTAATTGATATTGCCATCCGATCGTCAGATTCTCTCCAAATACTGATAGCTGACTTTTGCACTGTCGTAAAAAATTCTCGCCTGCGCCTCTCATAAGACGGATGCGGAAACCCGTTGTTCCCCACCCTCAGTAACCCCTCCCCCTTCAAAGTCAGCCGCTATAGCGGCAAGGACGAAGTCATGCCTGAAGAAATGAAATTGATCCAGCCAGCCCCGGTCGTGCGCGATGAATACGGCATGTTCGCTCACCCCGATATGCCCGACTTTGACGAGGGCGACGGTGATAAGTGCAAGGCCTGGATCGCTGCACAGGGCTTGCAGGTGAAGATGGTGAGCCTCGAATACCACAGCGACGAAGCGGTCTCTGAGCGCTATTTCGAAGCAGGCGATCCGGACTGCAGCTATTGGGAGCCAGATCGGCCTGATGGCGAAGGCTGGTTCTGCCTGGCCATTCACGACACCGACGACGGTCCGGTTTGCTGGTGGGCGCGCCGGGAGGTGACACCGTGAGCCAGATCAAAGAACGCCCCATCCTGTTCTCGGCGCCGATGGTGCGCGCCATCCTGGAAGGCCGGAAGACGGTCACGCGGCGGGTGTGCAAACCTCAACCCAGTGCAAATGCACACACCACCTGCGCATCTGGCAATCCAATGGGAGCTTGGTGGGAGACCGGAAAAGACATCAACCGCTGCCCCTACGGCAAGCCCGGCGACAGGCTTTGGGTACGCGAGACCTGGTCAGATGTGAATTTGCAGGGTGCACCGGGCATCGCGTATCGAGCAGACGGCGACGTGCGCGACTTGATGGAGGATGCCAGCTTCCTCGATGAAGATGGCGCATTCAACTATGACGATCCGCGCTCGAAGCCATACAACTTTGCCTGCTGGTCAGAGGATTTGCTCGGCGGCAAAGAAGGCCGGTGGCGCCCATCTATCCATATCCCGCGCTGGGCCAGCCGCATCTTGTTGGAAATTACAGCCGTGAGCGTCGAGCGGTTGCAGGATATCAGCGAGGATCAGGCCAAGGCCGAAGGCGTCCGGCTTTACACCGATCATGCCGAACTCGGTGAATGGTGGCACGTCGAGGGGATCGAGACATACAGCGCCGACCCGCGCAAATCGTTCGAACTGCTCTGGTCCTCAGTCGGTGGCGACTGGAACGCCAACCCGTGGGTCTGGTGCGTGAACTTCAAGCGGGTGACGCCATGATCGCCACCCTCTGGTTCGCCTACGTGTTCATCTACAAGGGGCCAAGGCCATGAACGAACAGAGCGCCAAAGAATTTTATTCTACCGAGCAGGCATCTCAGCATGCTGCCGAGTGGTGCCGGCGCCATCCCGCATGGCGCCGTATCTGTGATATCCCCGATCACTCTGTGTTTTATAAAACCTACGATGAGATTCCGAAACGCGAACGCGCCTATTGGGAAAAGAACGGTGGCGAAGAATGCTGGCGAGAATTCGGGACCGCAGAAGCAAAGGTGTCTACGGGTTTCATCTCCGGAAAGGGCGAGTTCTTCGACCACGTTCTCAAAGTGCCGCTCCATCACAACCTGATGATGGTTTTTCGCGTCGGCAAAAGCTGGAAACCTTAGTCCTTTAGCCCTAACCCAATCCCCCTACATGCCTGCCGGTGAGCGGCGTCAGGGCAACTGACTGTCGATCCATCGTTCAGCTGCCGCCATGGCGTCATCGAGAGCTGTTGGGTAGTCAGGCCACGGCCCATTCAACTCAGCAGCAACCTCGCCTAAGCCATCGATGGGCGCCGGCTCGATGATCTTGGCAGCAACAGGAGAATTATCGTTCGGGCGGCGCCAGTCGAACTTGAGGAACATTACGTGGCCGCGATAAGCGTGCGCTATTGGTGCATCGAAGTTGTGTGACACGTCCATGCCTCATCACGAACTTAGTTGAACCCTTTTGTACACAAAATCCCGCGCACTTTAAATATCGGCAAAAAGCCATTACTCCAATCCCCTATGTGCCTGCCGGTGAGCGGCGGGCGAGGTATTCGCATGTCTGAGAAAACTGTTAAAGCCATCATGGAACAAGCCCAGGTATTCGCCAGCAGCTGGTCGATGGTGGGCGGCCCATTCGCCGCCGACGACCAGCTCGAGCGTGCCGAAGATGAAAAAAAGGAGCTTGAGAAAATCGTCAAAGGCGCGCTTAAGGGCTCAGTAGGCGCCCCGGAGGATGTCTGCGAGATGATCGAAGCGCTGCTTGCCTGGCATAAACGCCAGACCGATCAATTGCAGATCATTACCGACAACTCCAAAGAAGGCACGACCCTCTCCCTGGGCAACGATGATCCAGTCGAGATCATGCTGACAAAAGATATGGCTAAGGGCTTGCGCATCGGGCTCGTCCTGGCAATGGATCGCCTTGGCAAACTGCCCATCAGCGTCAGCCATGGCGATGATGAAGATCCTGACTCCGACGACGAATAATCACTCCCACCTTCTGCCGCCCAGCGCGGCAAGGACACCTCAATGGAAATTCAAAGCGAAACCCTTGCCGAAGAGGAGTTGGCGGCGATCACCGGCTACATGATCCCGTCTGGCCAAATTGCGTGGCTCAATCGGAACGGCTGGAAATATGTGCTGACCCGGGCCAGGCGTCCAGTGGTTGGTCGGGTATATGCCCGCATGAAACTAGCAGGCGTGAAACCATCAGCAGAAAACGTTGCGGCCGAAGCCTGGTCGCTGGACTTGTCACGGGTAGGATGAAGAAATGCGAGCGAAAAAGGCGGCAAACCGGGACCTGCCGCCGCGAATGATTCGGCGTGTGCGCACACTGAAAGGCGGTAAAGAGTGGGTTGGGTACTACTACGACGGGAGGAATGAAGACGGGAAGCGGGTGGAAATCCCGCTCGGGGGTGATTTGGACATCGCCAAGGCTGAATGGGCAAAGCTCGATTGCAAGCCAGTGCCGAAGAAGAACGCGCTGCTGAGCCAGGTGTTTGACCGGTACGAACGCGAAATCATCCCAGGCAAGGCGCCCAAGACGCAGAGCGATAACCGGCTGAGCCTGAAACAGCTACGCAAGGCATTTAGCGATGCGCCTATCGATGCGGTGACGCCACAGATCATTGCGCAGTATCGGGACAGCCGCACCGCCAAGGTACGCGCCAACCGGGAAATCTCTTTGCTGTCACACATCTACAACATCGCACGCGAATGGGGCGTGACTGAAGCCAACCCCGCCGCCGGCGTGCGCAAAAACAAAGAGGCGCCGCGCGACTTTTACGCCAGTGAGGAAATCTGGGGAGCCGTTTATGCAGTGGCAGCCTCTGAGCTGCGCGATGCAATGGACCTGGCCTACCTTACCGCCCAGCGCCCGGCCGACACGCT